CAACCTTTATCAAATTTAATAATAAAGTAACCTGCACAATATAGACTCTTTGACTTTTGACTTTTAGTAAACAACGGTAATTTGTTCTTTACGTCAAATATAGGATTATATGGAGTACAACTAGTAGCATAACCGTGTACTATGTTTTCTGCTTTATCCTCAATAGTTTTTGAGTCAGTCCATGATATTTCTGTATTTAAAGAACTTTTTAGTTGTTTAATATTACTAAAAAATCTAGTTCCATCTTGGTTAGTGAGCATATATTGCTTTTCGTCGTTGACTGATAGTGTGCCTAATCTTTCACCTTTGGATTCAACAATCCAAAATTTATTCTTTAAAATTTCTTTAGCTTCTACGCTCATTTAATGTACCTCGCTTGTAGGGGTTCTGCAAAGGTTGCCGCCTGATCTGCAATACGTTGCATATCCCACTTAGCACAAAACTTCATAAGTCTCATACCAACTTGCGATACTTCTTTAGGCTTTGCATTCTCTGCAATAGTATTATTAATTATCTCTCTAATGTCTGCAGGTTGTGCAGTCAAATCACATAGTACAACATTGCGATTGTAGTCATCTAGTACACGATGTTCTACACCTTCATGATCAGTCCAACGCTGTAGCATCATGTTATTCCAGTTGTAACCTTTAGTGTCTTTGTCAGCATATGCTTCAATAAGACCTACTTTGTTCTTAGTGCCTTTCTTACGTACACCAGGGTAAGCACTAAACACGTTGTCACTTGTGTCGCCACGCATACACTTCTCAAACAACATAAAGTCGGGTAGCGGTGCAGGCTTGTCCTCTTTAGTTTTCTTGTCAATTACACGATCACCTTTCTTATCAAAGTAACCTTCGTGTGTAATTGTAACATCTTGTATGCCGTTATACTGTTTACAGTTAGGTGCAATAAGTTGTGCAAAGTCACCGTCAGTACTAATAATAACATGATTGTCATTAGGATGTGCTTGTACCCAACCAGCAATAAGATCATCTGCTTCTAGTTGCGGATGACGCATAACAGTACAGTTAGTCTTTGTACTTACAAAGTCTTTAAACTCGTCAAATATTTCCCAAAACACTTTATCTTCTTCTGACTCAGTAACAGTCATCTTATCACGTGCAACTTGCCTATTACGCTTGTACGGCTCATAAAAGTCTTTACGCCAGCTACGACCTTCTAAACAGAATACAACATGATCAGCATTGAAGTCCTTCCATGCTTTCTTAACACCTGCAAGAGTAATATGTAGTGCCATACCTACTTTAGTATCTAAGTCGCCACGTACAACGTGCCGAGCTCTAAAGAAAGTGTTTGCTGTGTCTACAAGAATGTAAGTTGCCATATTATGAACACCCCGATATACATAATGAGAACAAGTCGCCATTCTGCACGAATGCAACAAGTAGTGTAATGCCTAAAATTTCTAACATAGTTTTGCCTTTGTGTAAATTATAGTACTATTATAGCACCAGATCTGGCTTGTGTCAAGTACTAAGATACTTCACTTCTTCCTTTGTCAATTGGTACTACATTAATATGTCCCATTCCTCTATCCGAGTCTTGTCCATCTTCTTGAAGCATTTGAGTAACAATAGTTCTAAACCATTGATCAACAATTTCTTCGTTCGTTTCTCCACTATACCCTACATCAAGTAATTGTTCGATAAACTCATTATTCCAATCGAGCTCAAAGAACCCGTTTCGAATGTTATCTGGATTTACTTGTGTATCTAATACAGCAACCCAAGGTTGACCTGCTTTAGTTGCCGCTTCTTTTTCTTTATCAAGAGCGTCACGTCTAATGTCTTCTTGTGTAGGTTCTTTAGTTGCTTCTTTTGTAATTTTAGGCTGTATGCCTATTGCTTTTTTTACTTTATTCCAATCCATATTTACCATCCTGCCTTTCGTATTGCATCTTGATCAATAGATGCTTTCATTGCTTTTGCGTGTTGTGCATTTTTATATTCGCTCAACTTATTAAGTTCCCCAGGCATTTCCGAATAATGAGATGTGGAGTCTTGGAGTGAATCTCCATCCTCTTTCCATACACGCTTCGGCAACGTCTTTAACATTGAGGGAATATTCTTCACTGCGTCCACCCATTGGCATAAGATATACCGGACATTCCACCCCGGCACTTCTGTAAGCGTCCACAGCTTTCGTAACTTCGTCAAAGTCGTCATCAGTAGCCACAACAAACTTGAGATAAAGTTCACTACTGTTAACACTGTTATACTGACTAGCAACATCAGGCTTAATAGCAGTCTCCCAAGGTTCTCCTGAGACACTAAGTTTTGGGGAACAACTCCAAGTGACTTCAAATCTATCTTGAGTGCTGAGATAATCAAAGAAATCGTCGTGTAAGTGTTGTGTAGTATTTGTTTCAAATGTAACATTTTTTAAGTCCTGCATTCTTGGATGCTCAAATAGTTCGACGTACAATCGTTGCCACGCTAACAATGGTTCGCCACCTGTCATAATTAAATGGATGTCTTGTCCATTTTCCATAGTCCACTTACCTTCTGGAGTAAGTGATAGCAGATGTTCAACTACTTCATCAACTTCTGCTTGTTTGTTAAAGTCTTTAAACTCTGGATAGATACTTGCGTATGTATCACAGCCTGTATGTATAATAGGCAAGTCATTAAACTCTTTTGTAGTCTTATGCACATCGTTTGCAATTAAGTCAGCAACTTCTTGATTGTGTATAATACCTTGTTTTTGTTTCTCATCACGCATCGGTTCGTTTTTTAAGCCAAAGTTCATACAACGAAAGTTGCAACCGAAGGTGCGTAGGAATACACTAGGTACACCTACAAACTTGCCTTCACCTTGTACGCTATAAAACGCTTCTGAATATCTAAGTTTCATTAGCAACTAAACTCCTGTTGTAGTTTAATGTTATCAAAGAACTCTTTCTTTGTACCTGCGTCATCTTTAAATGCACCACGTAGTACTGTAGTTTGTGTTAAACTACTGTGTGCCATAATGCCGCGATTCTCACAACAACCGTGTGTTGCTTGAATGTAAACACCTAAGTGTTCTGCATCTGTTGCTGATTGAATCTCTCTAGCAATATCATTTGCAAGTTCTTCTTGTAGTGTTCCACGTCTAGCACACCATTGTGCAATACGTGTGTACTTGCTTAGACCAATTAATTTGTCTGCGGCAATAATACCAATGTACGCAATACCAGCTACTGGCTGATGGTGATGTGAACACATACTCTTTAGTTCCGAACGAACTACTAGCATACCTTCATAACGATCATCGCTGTCGTTTGGAAATGCAGTTGCACTAGGCGCCGCATCATAACGTCCTGCCATAATCTCATTGTAGTACATTTTAGCAAGGCGATGTGCTGTGCCTTTGCTGTTAGGATCTTGATATCTATCAATTACAAGTGCATCTAGTACACTTTCAAATGCTGTAGTAGCTTCGTCGATAAGTGCTTCTTTGTCACCTTCTTGCAACACGCCACTAATGTTGTCGCCAGCCCAATAGCGTTGCTTTGCCTGTACTAGGCGGGCCTTAATTTCTTCACTTTTACTCATTCACTTCTCCGATGTTTAGGCAGTGGATTGCCGGTTAGTAATACAATGCACAATAGTTATATTATACATTGTATTTAGGTTTTTGTCAAGCACTAAAATATTTTTCTAGCATTTCAATTCTATCGCTTGCACCAGCCATTTTATCAAGTTCTTCTTGAATAGCTTCTACAATATCACTGTGTTCACCAATACCTGTAGCATTGTTCATGTAAACCATAATATTAGTTTTGGCTCTTTCAAGCTCGCCTTCGGCATGCATACGTGCCGCTTTTACTAATTGTTCTCTCAACTGCATTGTTTCCTTTCCTTTAGTACTGTTGTTTAGATGGAATGACGCCTCTTACGCCACCTTTCGGTTCTTCCGTATCTCCATCTCGTCGGAAGATTAGATGAACATGCGGATACATGCAAGTTTGTCCTGCACTTGTCCCCATGTTTATTCCTATATTGTAGCCTGTAACATTGTTGCTGTTAGTTACTACATTTTGATTGCCCATACCGAGCGCAAAATTAAAACATTTTAGTATAGCTTCTTCGTGGTTTATTTTTGGTACAACTAATGTATGTCCTTCTGTTACCGGGTATATGTCATTATATACAACAAAGTCACGTGTGTCAAGCTCTACGTTAGTCCACGGAGCTCTGCCATCTTGTTGTGCTTGTTCTAATGTGTCTAAATTATCCATTGTTATTCTCTTTTAAAAATGTAAAATAATGTTCAGCAATTAGGTCATGTACTCTAAGCGGATAATGTTCACCGTCAATTTGATGATCCTCAATAGATATGTTATGATTACTTTTAAGAAACGTTTCGGCACTTATATTTTTGTTGCTACATTCGGTTAAAGGTCCAAACAAATTTATATATTTTGGAAAGTAAACTCTTTCGTTCATTGTCCAAAGATGCCATTTAATACCGCGTTCTTTGCACAATGCATTAATAACAAACATGTCAGTATTATAATCTCTGTATTGTAAATGTGTTAACGCTTCGTGATATAAACGGGTGTACGAGTATTTTTCGTGAAAGGGAGCCCAGTCTGGAGTAATATTATCTTCATCATAAGTAATGCCTTTGTATTTTTCAAATATCTCAGATCGACATTGCTCTGGAATTTCAATAAAATCGTCAGTTGCTCTCCAGTCAGTGTAGTACTTTATTTTATCGTTGTTAGGACAAACGTATCTGTCATCCAAAAACATATCGCTTGTAGTGCCATCACCGTAATTTAATTTTTTACTAGCACCCATTAGCCATCGGTTCCAGTATGTACTTTGCACAAACACTTCGTCAATATCATCATATCGGTCTAACATTGACTTTAGCCAAATAGGATATTTTTTGTTAGTTGCACCTGGTAATGCATACACAATTACCTCTTTATTGTGTAATTTTGAATAAGAATCTCCGTAGTTATGTTCCCACTGATGCGGCCTGTCTTTAAAATAATAACCTGCGGCATGACTATCGCCTAGAAACAGTGTACGACCCATTAATAAACTCCTACGTTTTCCCACGGGTAAACTAACCAAATATCTTCTTCTGCTTTGTTAATTTCGTGACAAGTATAACGTACTTTATCAAATTCACTTGCTAAGTTTTCTGTTAGTGTAGCAAAGCGAACATTGTTATTCCATACTGTTTGCCAGCTTTCTTCGTTTGGCAAACAGCCTGACGGCCAGTCTTGTACGATCCAGTTAAAAGTAGCACCTGTGTCGTTGATATCATCCACAATAAGAATATTTTTACGTTTGCTTATGTCCCAACGACTTTTAGTATTAGCACGTTCTTCTTCTGGAACATAACCAAAAGCATCTTCTGCCATCCAACAGTTACTTTCTGGTCCTTCTCCTTCGTCGTCACGCAAACTTACTTTAAGTGCTTCACAACGTATACCTGTCATGTTACTAATAATAGTAGCAGGAACATTGCCGCCTCTTGTAAGACCAACAATGTAATCAGGACGCCAGTTGTCTGTATACATTTGATTAACAATGTTCACACACATACGTTCAATATCTGTCCAGTTATAATAGTGTTTTTTAATCATACGCTCTTATCCTTAATCCAACTGAAGCAATTACTATATGCTGTAAGCATTGATTCTGTTTTAACATGATCTCTATAAGAATAAACAATCTGTTGCAAAGGAGGATAAAACCAGTCATGTCCTGTAAATAGTCCACCTACCTTAACTTTCGGATACCAGGTTTGAAAATCATTTGCAATCTGTTCATCTGTTAAGTATGTATCGACAAATACAAAATCAAAGTGTTCATCCGGAAATAAATTTGCACATTCGTTACTATCCATATGATGAATAGTTACTTTTTCACCAACTGGGTGTTCTTCTAAAGAAATACGTGCTACTGCTTCGTTAATCCTTGCGTCCATTTTAGTTAAACTATATACCGGAGATCCGTCTTCTGATCCAATATAGTCGTCATATGGTTCCCAATTATCAACACAATGCATTTCTTTTATATTTTGACAATGGTATAATATATCACATGTGCTAATGCCACGATTAGTGCCAACTTCTATACAAATTAAATCCTTACCGTGATTACCTACAGCATGTAAAAGTGGACTGATGTCAGTCAGTATACCATTTCCGTTTGGTGCGTCTCTATCGTTCAATTATTTTTCTCCTCATTATTGCCCTTCCAGTCTTGCAGTGTCATATCGTATACACTTTTAAAATTACGCCATACTTTAGATAGTGCTGGATATTCTTTACACATACGATCAACTTCTTCTGGGTCAATCATATTATCTAAAACATTAGTATAAGAATATGTGCTGTTATCTAAAGTAATAGTTGAAGCTGGAAAGTCTGTGTTACTAATAGTAATATCACTAAGACTAAATGTACTACTATCCAAACTATACGTACCTGTATTACTACTGATACTATCTAAGTTAATAGTAACATCGTCGTCTAAAGTAAGAGTATATGTTTCTTTATCATTCATCTTGTATTGCCTTATAAAGTTCTGTACCGCTAAAGAAATCTTTGTTTAATTTTGTACGTTGTTTTTCTAGTGATACTTGTAAGTCAGTAAAGTTTTCCATATAGTTTATAATTTGTGCAATAACTTTGTCCTTGTGATGCAGATACGCATCATAGTTTTCAGTCCATTCGCTTGGATACTTAAACTCAGGTAATGCCATTTCACTATAACTAAGTCTATCTGGAACCATAGGAATTGCATCTACTAATGCGCCTTCATACCAACTAATGCCAAGTGTTTCTTGTAGGTTAGCACTAAACACTAGTTTAGCTTCGCCTAGCAAGTTATGATATTCATTCTTTGTAAGTTGCTGTTCTTGACATACAACAAATTCGTATTGCGGCAAACGCATTGCAAGATCTCTAAAGATATCAACTTGCTTCTCAGGAGCAACTCTGTGTGGAAATAAGATTAAGTCTCGTTTTTCCATACCTTTGTAACTGTCTAGACTACCTTTTAGATACTCCATAGGCCAGCCTACACGTTTTATACTATCATAG